TCTTCGGTAAGGTCCGGATTCTTGCCGGCTACTTTCTGTGCTATTGATTCCCTGAACCCGGTTGTCTGTGACGGCTTGCTGTCTAGAGCTTCGCTGTCTTCCTGAAAGGGTAGTTGCACCTTGCTCAGACCCGTCAATGCTTCCCTTAATGTTTGGGCTTGCGTTTGATAATCGTCTTGCTGTGTCATCGAGTTTTTGTCTGTCAATTCCTTCTCGCTCATACCAGGGTATCTCCTTATCTTCAGTTACTTTAAACCCTTTTGGAATTATACCATTCTTTGCATTTTTAATAAAGCTTTCAAATTCTTTTTGACGAGATGGTGTCATAAACACAGTTGAGCCGTCAGATAATGGGTATTCGTAAAATGTACCTTCTTTTGTTTTTATGTATTTTGCACCTGATGAAAATGTTCCAGGTTTACCTTCTGTAACTGATAATCCAAGGTATTGTTGATCTGCTACACCTTTAAGAGTGGAATGCGAAACAACTTGCTCACCTTCAATAACCCAGTTTTCCCAATGCCATCTACCTAATGTTGCATCTTGAGGTCTACCTAAAATATCATAAGTTTCTTTAATATTGTTTCTCAATCCATCTTCCAAGGCTTCTGTCGTCAGCAAACCTCTTGGACCTCTCATAATACCAACCAAACCCTCTTTTGCCGTTGTACCTTCTTTTTTAATACCATCATATATATTAGCCCCTTTGAATGTACCATCATCCCACAAGTGTCTACCTTGTATTCTATCCATCACTAAAACGTCATCACGACCAGCAACAAGCAGAATAAAACTAACAACTTTATTGTCTATGCCAGCACCTTCAGTTAAATTCAAAAACTCTCGTCTTATTTGTTTAGCTGGTACATTTGGATCTTTCATCATGTCATGCAATGTGTTCAAGACAGTTTTATCTGTGCCAGGTACTTTTTTACCTAATTCAAATAACATTTGTCCGGTAGCATTTACATTTTGTGTAACTTGTTTTCCTGGTGAACCTTCAGGCAATAGTTTTTTTATACTCTGTTCCCAAGTTGCTTGATCTTGTTTTGTAAAGTTTCCATTTACAGCTTTGTCTATTAATGGTCTTGCACCATCTATAATATCAATAAATGCACTTTCTTGCTGTACTGGTCCAGCACCTCTTGAAAGAATGCCCCATATAAATAAATCAGCAGTAATTTTAGGATTTACGTTTTCTGCTTTATACATTGTTCTTATTTTATCAACGTATCCAAATCCTTCATCTACTCCAGCTTTCATTTCAGGTGTTAATTTTTGTAGCTTTTCAGCCATAAGCTTTGGATTGTTGGCATATTTAATTGCTTGTAATGGTGGAACCGGCAAAAATTCACCACCCATTGTTTCGTTTTCAAACTTTAACCAATTTTCATTTGTCTTCAATGCATCCGGATTATTAGTCAAAGCTGTATCCATATTATCAAAGTTTGATTTTTTATTGGATGCTATAAAAGTTTGTGTAACTGGTGTTATCACATTTGCTTCATTATTATTTTTAACTAGTAAAGATGAGGGCATTTTATTACCCCTTGTTCCTTCAGGAGCAAATTCTAGTTTAGGTGCAAGTTTAGATAATCCCTTATCAATAGCAGTATCAATTTCACCAACACCCATAGACGATAGGGTAGTTGTACCAGCATTTGCATCTAATCTTTTTTGTGCATTTGTACCAATGTTTTCTAAAGCTCCAGGTAAACCTTTAACACCTTTAATGCCAGCTTTTGTTCCAGCAGTAACAGCACCACCGATACCACCAAATTCACCAGCAGAATATCCGGACTTAGCATCTTCTTTAAATGTTGGGTCAATATCCAGGCTGTCTACAAAATTATCAAACATACCTTTATAGTATTCTGATCCCATATTAGCTTTCGAGAACTCACTAAAACCTTTAGTAAATGCATCTATTCTTTGACCATCTTCAGCAGATACAGCATCTTTAATGCCTACAAATAGCGATGCGATATCAGTTGGTAAACCTAATGTGGCACTTGTAGCACCGGCTCCCATACTGGCTACAGTTGAGCCAATACCTTTTATAGCATCACTAAAAGTGTCATACTTAGGATCTCTTTGACCATCATCTATTTCTATAGAAGACTTATCACCAAACTTATAAATAACATCACCACCACTTTGTCTGATTGTGTTAGAGTTTTCTACTTCATCAAATAAATTTATCTCATCCATTAGCTACGTTCCTGGTGCTTTTTAATAATGTTGTAGATGTTTTTTATTTCTCTTGTTTTTTTCAAAGTTGGGTTTCTATCTAAGAAAGATATAACCTTACCAAAGTCTGCTTCACCTATATTATCTAATTCTTCATACTTGCTTGATAACCTAACTTTTAATTTTGAAATTTGTTTTTTAGCTGTATTTAAACTTTGTTCAGCCAGCTTGGTAGTTATCTCAGCACTTACATCTGACACCATACTTTCCATTTCAGATACTAAATCTACTTCAACACCACCTCGTACAGCTTCTCTTTTTAACTTTTCTAGCTTGCCTTTTATTCTCTGATAAATAGCTCTAGGTTTTGAGTAACCATCGTTCTTAATAATAGTTTCCATAGTCTTTGCTGTAAAACCAGGAAACTCTGTATTAAGTAAACCAGTTAAAGATATTAATGAGGATTTAAGTTCTTTATCTTCATTATCTGTAATAGCTTTATTAAACTTAATTCTATCTTCTGTATTCAATAAAGATGTTGCATTCGATAGATCTGCGTAAGTTAATGTTCCAGCATCTTTCTTTTGATTTAATCTAATCAATGTAGATGAATCTGATTCAGGTCTAGTTGATTTACCTTCTGCTAGTTTTTCTTGTAAGGCTTCAGCTTTATTAATGTCATATTTCTTAACTATGTTTATCTGCTCTTGAGCTTTATCTTTATTACCAGTAGCTAGGAAATCGTGAAACTTAGTATTTGCATCAAATATAGCATTACCATTTTCTAATATTCTATTCTTGTTATCTGTCTCTATATCCTGGTTTTGCTTTACTGCTTCGTTCCTAAGAGCTTCTTTTAATTTAACTATGTTTTCCTTCTTCATAGTTTTAAGTACTCTCGCAATTTTCGGGTTTATCTTCTTGTAATTGTTGGAGTTTATTGCCTTAACTAAAGCTAATTCTTTATCTGATTGTACAGCATTACTAATAATAAAATTATTTTTAGCCTGGAGAATATTATCTTCTACTGTTTTGAAGTTAGCCTTGAATGTTGTGGCTTTAGTTCCAACACCTGACAAATCTTTCATTATTTTATTTTTGGCTACTTGTTCATAGGCAACTAATTTAATACCTAGATTTTCATCATCTTTGACACCATTTATTACACTAGTAACTTCGTCACTTATTGAATTTAAATTGTGACTAACTATAGCTAGTTTTTTTGCTTTTATTTCTGCAAATGCATTGTTAGCAAACTTTTGATTATATGTACTGTATTTACCTGATGATGCTGTATTAAGAGAAGCAAATACTCTTTGACCTAATATTGGTGACAATCCATTAGACAGCTTTGCAAATTCATTTGTTATTGAATCTAAATCATCTGCAACTTCTGCTGGGTCTGTATTGTTGATAGTTGCGTTATAAATAACAGAAGACATTTGCTTTTTAGCAGATAGTTCTAACTCGCTTTCAACAATAGATAATTGAGCTTTGCGTGATGCTCTTCCAAAGATAGTATCCTGATCACCTAATGATTTACCTAGATCTTCTCCACCAGCAATAGATGCCCTTAATTGTTCTTCTGTAATAGGATTTTTAGCACCATACTCAGCACCCTCTATTTCTGCTTGTGTGCCAGCCTTTTTCATAAAATAGCTAGACATATCATTTAAAGCACTAACAAGCATCTGTGACGTTCTTTGGGCTTGCTGTATACCAACACCGGAAGGACCTCGATAGCCACTTGTACCGATCTGTCTTTGTATGCCTAAATATCTAGAACGAGGAGCCATTATCTAATTCCTGAAGTACTCGGTGTAAAACCATAATTAGGTTGTCCTGGTGCAGATCCTAAAGAGTTATAACTCATCATCGCACTACCCATAGTTGATAACGCACCAATAGTGGCTTGTTTCTTAGCCATTCTACCGGCAAACCTTAAATCTTCAGCTTGAGCATTAGCAGTACTTATAGCCAAGAACTCATTATCTTTAGACGTAATAAAATCATTTAATCCAGGGTTTAGGACTCCAAATGTTCCAACATCTTGAGGTGTTCCTATAGTAGGTTCTAACCCACCGGCATAGGCTATAGCTCCAACTGAAGCCAAAGCTTTGTTTGTGTTTTTTAAAACCTGGATACCTTGTTCTTTAGCCTTAACAGCTTCTACTCTACCTTCTAATTTTTTATGCTCGGCTTGTGCGTAATAAGCTTTTTTTGTGTCGCTACCAGCTTTCATTTGAGCCATAGCAGAAACTCCGGATAATACTAGTGATGCTACTGCAAAGGTCATATTATTGCCCCGTACTAAGTTTGTACTCTACAGCTAACACAGTAGCGAATAGAGGTTGTGTCATAGTAAATGTTAATTGTGCTTCATCACTATAACCAAGAAGGGGAGCTAATCTTTTTCTCCCGGTGAATGTGGCTGGTGTAGAACCCAAAGTATAGGGCAATGAATGAAAGGGGAGTTCAAAACCATTGACTGCTAGGTTTTGGGTTCTATCTACTAAAGTCGTAGCTTCTAATATTCTACGTTTTCTACTTACAACAACACCGGAACTTAACTTAGGCTCTGCCGGCAATGTCTTAACTTCTACAGAATAGGGCAGTCCAACCTCTACAAATGTGCTAGGCACAGCATCTACAGTTATAGCACCCGATGAAACAGTTTTATCAGTTAAGACAAATCCATCTCTAACTACGTTTACAGACTTTGCTTCCAGGTGAGATAGGTTAGAACATGTTGTGTTTGTAGGTTTAGCTCTGTCAGGTAAACTAGCACCTGAAAAATATTGTATGTTGCTATCTGTCGTTCTTTGATCGTCAAACATCTCAATATAATATTTTGTAGAACCACCAACAGTTCTTTTAACAACAACGTAAATATCTGCCAGGTCTACACCTACATCTAGGAAAGATCCATCTGTGACAAACTCTGCCGGAGCAACTACGTTTTGTGATCTTAGAATAGAGAATACAGCCATAGAGCCGTCATCATCATTAGGTATTAAAAGAAGATCACCATCATCAGTACTAGTGGCAACTCTTAATGCCATAGATCTCGGTGTTCTTAGTAAATGACTTGCTAGTAAAGATATGTTGTTTGCCTGGTAGTTTAGATCAACATCACTAAACAAGTACTCTCTAATAGCTTTGCCTTCTCTTTGAATAAACAAAGTACCACCTTCAGCCATTACTGGTCTTACACCTTCTTTTGATCCTCTACGAGTAGCATTCTTAATAACTATGTTAGATGGTGTAATAGGATCTAGATCGGCTTGTGGAACGAAGAACTCAGCATCCTTAGTAAAGATCTGTAAATCTCTACCGGACCTCATTGCTGTAATAGCATTAACACTATCGGTATTCATTGTAACCAGGATAGCATCATCGTCTAAAGCTTCAGCACTTTTGAAATTAAAAAAGTCAGCAACCTTAGATCCAAATAATGTGTTAGGCATAGCCTTACTACCACCCATGTACAGCCGACCTTCATGGAAAGTACAAGTACGAGGGAAGCCCCTAGAGGTTGACCAGGCATCTTCATAACCAGTTTCTAGTTCCCATGCTCCACTAGCTATAGCTTGATCTGCTTTGAAAAATGGAAGCTCAGTTACAACCTTAACAACTGTAGATGATTCTCTTTCTATAATTCTAGCTCGACCAAAACCACTTAAAACATTTATGTATTGATCAACATGAGATGTAGTAAATATTCCAGCAGAAGCTGTTATAGTCACAGTACCATCTATGGCATCAGGTGTTATTGTTGCAGAAGGATTACTAGTAGCTAAAGTGTAGGCAACTTTAGGGTCTGTTAAAGCAATAGTAGCAAATGTCCAGGTTGTATTATTAGCACCTCTAACAATAGATTTAGGTGACATATCTTCATGTACTAAAATTAAAGTATCAGCACTTTGCGTAAAATACATTCTATCTAAGTCGATATCACCTAAAGCACAAACTAAATAGTCAGCACCTGATCCATTAATATTAAGAAGTTGAACTCCATTAGCAAAGAAAAATACCCTGGTGTTAGTCGTATCATATTTAACAAACGCAAGCATAAAGGACTGTGTCGTACTAAATTCAAAAGGAACTAGCCTAATACCATCTAAAGTAGTAAATGATCCACCCAGGTGAGAAGTTATATCAGCCATAAACCTAAGACCTGGTCTTCTTTCAAAACCACCTTGAGGAAGGACAACTATGTTTTGTGCCTTACTTAATCCGGAAGCATATTGCTGTATATCAATTCTACCTACTAAAAGAGGATCTATTTCTCCGACAGTAAAATTAGATTGATATTGGGTAACTCTGCTCAAGATCTAACCTCGGTTAATAAATAATCAGCTATAACTGTTTTAGACTGACCAGCACCATCTATGTTAATAGCTTGCCTAAAATAACCACCACGCATATTCTCAGTAGGAGTTCCCAGGGCTACAGTCTTCCAGTAATCTGATTTCGTTATTTGATCGGTAATAGGTTCAGCTAAATGCCAAGCCATTTGATAAACTAATAATTGCGTAAAGTAAGACGGCATATCTTGTTCTGATACTAATCTTTGATAATCAACGACAATAGTTGTTTGATTAGTTAAGAGCTTGTCACCTTGTATTTCGTATTCAGTAGTATTAGGAGCAGACAAAGACGTAGAAGTATAAACAACCCTTGGTACATTCAAAAACATATCTGAAGGTAATTGATACGCATAAGAATAAAAGTTAGTAGGTGTTGTCGCTAGTCTAGCTAATGACGTTTTAGATAACGTAAAAGACCAATGATACATGCCAAGGGTCTGCGACTTAATGCGTGGATATAAAACCGAGCATATCGAACTAGGGGCTGTTCCATCCGAAAAGCTTGTGATTTGATTTGCTCCGAGAAGGAGGAGTGCTTGAGAACAAATCGAAACGTCTGTATCACCTTCAGCCATAATCCACGCACCTCGCCTAAAGTTATAGAGGGCGATCATTCGCCCCCTAATTAGTGTTTAGTCAGAATCTGTCATAGCGACAGTTGTGCCGTCAGTAATGTCCACAACACCGGAAGCATTAGATGCAACCATTGCAATACTCATTGTTGGTGTATTGCTGTCATGTACAAAAATAACATCACCTACAGACAAATCATCTGACATGTCGTTAAAATAACCGGCTGTGTTAACAGTAGCTATTGCATCGACTGATGTGTATGTCCACATTTGAGGGGCTGTTCCTTTTTTGGATTGACCACCTATTGGGTTTATCCCAGTTCTACTAAAAGCCATGATTAACTCTCCCTACAAGTAATATCAACAAGACCAGCAGTATCGATTACTGTGGCTCCGGCTGAATACATTGCTGATACTAAGAAAGAAGTTTTCTCAGGAATGTAGTTTACCTCTACTTTTGGAGCTATACCTACAGCACAACCAATAGCATCTTTGTGAAATGCTAGGCATGTTCTGTCGCTAGAACCATTTTTTGGTAAACCACCTTCATCACGATCTCCAATCATGTGGATATTGAACCCAGCAAATTGCTGAATCTCACCACGAGCTAATGCCTGGAGTTGGATAAAGTCTGAACTAACTGCTCTTTCGTCAGCTAATAATGAAGCTAAAGAACTTGCATGAATGATCATGTGTCTGTCTTGAGGTGGTACTGAAGCAGTATCAAGAGCCTTCTTAGCAGAAATAATTTTTCCTACGTTAAGGTCTGAAGCTGAAGCAGAACCAGTTGTCACGACAGTATTAGCTACAGTAGTACCAGCAGAACCAGCAATAAGAGCATCAATAATAATTTGATCTTCTCTTCTACCGATTGCATTACCAACTAACTTAGCTAACTCTTGTCTTTCATCAAAGTTTACTTTTGCTTGGTTAAAAATATCTGAATACTCAGATGCGATATAGTCAGTCAAAGTAGCAGTTGCTGTGCTGAATTGACCTGAAATTGGAACTACGTCTGTAGAAGGTGTTCTTACAGAAGCTGTTCCTTTTGCGAGGATTGGAAATTTCGCAGTACTACCAGTTACACCTGATCTCATTCGAGAAACATTTCTCAAAGTTGCAGTTGCCTGGTAAGCCTGGTGAACCTCTGCCTCGAATAGCGTTATAAACGCATTACTTAGAGTGGTTGCCATAATAGCTCTCCATCAAAAGGTTAAAGTTAATTCGCCTTTGGTTACCGGAAATCCGACCTTCGACTACTAGAACGTCTAGCAACGTAGTGATTTACACTAGTCAGATCGGCTCAGAGAGTTATCGATCACTTAATTAGTATCAAAAAATAAATAGTTTGTAAATACTAGATTACACAACTAGATGTTGTACAATTAATTAGGAACATTTTCCTCAAACATTTTCTCAGTTTGTCTTCTAAATGCTGGATCAGTTTGGTATCTAGGATCTGCAACTCTAGCAAATAATTCTTCCTTGTCTAACTGATTGCCGGCAATAGCAACTACTGGTATTTCTTTTTCACCTTGCATCTGTCTAAGCTTCTGCATTAATCGTTGACCACCAGCAGTTCCACCTAAGACCTCAAGCTCTGAATAATCTTGCTCGGTAAATATACCTTTAGAAACTAAACCTCTACCCCAGTTAATATTAGATTGAATAATTTCATTGGCATTCTCACCTAATAACTTGC